TTGACTTTTGGCGGGGTATATGATAGGATACTCCTATACAATTAAATAAGAGGGTAAAACAATGTGACACAAATCACATGCAAAACACCCTAAATAGAGTTGAAAATGTCAGCCCTATAGTATAGGATACTACTATACAAACTAAAGAAAGGTGTTCATCAAATGGATACACTAAACAGAATAAAGGCAGAGCAAGACCTTGCTCGCCATGAAGCACATGAGAAGGCTATGCTAAAGTCTCCTTGGATACGTGAAAGCGTAGAAGCCTATCGCTCAGCAGATGAGGCACAAATCGCTACTGTGGAAGCAATCCGCAAGCAATGGTATGGTTTCTAACATGACTATACTACTCATTATCTCTCTAGTATCTTTTATCTTTATCCCTATTGGAATCTATCTAACAAACGAAGGACACATCTAAAAATGACAATCACATACTCAATCTGGCAAGGCTCTAAACTCATCTCTATTGACAACATTGCACATGAGGTTAAGGCAATAGACCACCTCATCAACTCACTAAACGATAGTGAATTAGGCAAGGGTAAAAAGTTTACCGCAAATGTTATGGACATTAAGGTAGGTAACTAACTCATGACTATTGAATTAGACAACTATGGATTTATGTTTGACCTAGGAGATTTTATTTATGTATCTCTATCGTGGGCTATGCTAATTACTAGCGCAGTTATTTTTGCAGGGTATAAGATTTACAAAAGAAAGAAGGCTAACTAAATGCTATCAGCAATGTATGCACACACATGTGAATCATGTGGAGATACGGGTCTAATTATTTTTGACCAAGATAAAACACACATAGACCCTTGCAAATGTGAATAGGATCTAGGGTAGGGGGTACGCCCCCTCCCAATGGTGTGCTCACTAATTATTATCAATTCTTTTTTACAAATCACGTATCATACAAACCAAACAAATATTCAGATTTTGCCAAAATGGAAATTTTTACAGATTTTCAGATTTTGCCAGGGTATATAACTCTGGATCACCATTTATCCACAGGACATTTAGCATTCTTAAGGGTAGTCTTTAAAGTCATAAAACATCCACACTTTCTACATGTTTGAGAAAGTTTTCTAAAAAATGGACATCCTCTACAAATTTCAAGGCGGTATGCAACCAATTCCTCCTGGGACCTAGGTGAATTAGGATTTAATAAATCCCATGGCTTAACATCATCTGACATTACATAAGTATATCCTATGTCACCTATACTTGAATATATATAACATTTCGTTATAAAGTATATATATAACAATTTGTTATACTTCCCCCATACTAGAGAAAAATAACCTTTATTAGACATATCGTATGCTTGCATACATTGTTTGTCTATAGGGGGTTTGGGTAACTCTATTTTCGGCTTCGACTTATACCGCCGCATAAAAGCATTTTTGATCTCAAATAATGATATAATAATTTTATTATGACCGCACAGGACTGGGCTGGATTCTTACTTACTTTGCTTTCGATCAGCGGTATTATACTAGGCGGAATCAGGTGGTATATTCATATGCAAATTAAACCCATAGCAGAAGCCATTGAAGATATTCGTGCCGAGACTAAAACAAACGGCGGAACTTCAATGCGTGATGAAATTAAATTTATCAAACTTGAGCAAGAAAGATCTGCTAAAACTAGAGCAGCATATAATGATAAATTAGATAAGATGTATGATATTCTTATAAACTATATATCTAAAAACTCTAAATAGTATATAAAAGATATATTAAAAACCTCTTACTTTATACTTCTTTTCTTTATATATTTTAAGTATACACCTTAATACCCTGGATTTTTACTTTTTAAGTAAAGTTCTTTATAACAATTTTGTAACAATTCTTAATACCCTGGGTTTATAACTTTTTGTTATCATATATATAACGTTTTGTTATAATTACTTTTATTTATATAATTTAATGTTATAATAAAAACGCTGGCACCCTGGCTTGCTCTACCCACCCCCACTGCCGCCAGGGTGTTCAGCCTTTATTTATGGTATAATCAATAATTATGACATGTTCATCTTGTTCCCCGCAAATTCAAAAATATGGTGCAGATCCTGCAAGCATACAATGGAAGGTTGTGCGTGGAGACACCGCAAGCCTAGAGGTTGAGTTCTTAGAGATAGATGAAACAACACCGTTTGACACCGATGGCTGGACGTATAAGGCCACAGCATACGATGCCACAGGTGATGTCTTAGATGCTTTAACAGTAACGGCTACAACAGGCTCTGCAGTCATTACAGCAGACTCATGCCTTACAGAAAAATGGGGAACAACATATAAATCAGTGGTAGCAGAATTGCCATTTGATTTACAAATAACAATTCCAACAAACGGACCAAATGACACAATTTGGACACCAGTTATTGGTACAATATGTGTACTAGGTGATATTACTCCAGGAGGAAGTCTATGACAACACTACCGCCAGTTATTAAGATTAATGACACACGTACAAATTTTCCACCTATCGTAAAAGTAAACAATAAGATTTTTAAGGTAAAGGGCTAACATGGCATTTCCAGGTACATATAATTTTAGTTATTACAAGGGTGATACAAATGAGTTTGTTATTCGTCCAAAGAATTCTAGTGGAGCAGCATTTGATCTAACTGGTTATACCGCTGAATTTTTTATTGCATCAGCCCGTGGAGATAACCCAGCATTTTCTGTTGAAGCACAGGCAGTAGTCAGCGCAGTAAACGATACAGTTACATGCACAATTTTGCCAGGTGTTGGTGGAACATTAGATGCTGGGTCGTATGTTTATGACGTACAGATTACTTCTGGCCCTTCTACAATTTATACAATCGTTACAGGAACAATCTCGGTAACAGAGCAAGTAACTGGAGCAGCGTAATGACAAATGTCGTTTTAAATAATGACGATATTACAATTTTTGCACCACCTGCAATAGTTGAACTTCTTGTAGATATTGGACCACAAGGAATTCGTGGAAGCCAGTTTTTTGTCGGGGTAGGAAATCCAAACACTGTAAATATTGGACAAACCCCAAATTTAAATGATCTATATATAAATACATCTCCTGGTGGAGAATTAGGATATTTATTTCAATATCAATCACAACCTGGTGGAGATGTTTGGGTAGAAGTACTTAATATTTATCCTTCAGTATATTCAGAAAATGCACAGGTCACATTTGAATCAGGCAGTGCAGAAGTTGTTATTCCAGTAGCAGATATTGTAACTGTTACTGGTACCCCGCTAACATCAGATAACTTTAGTGTCCAATACAGTATCGCCCATACCAATCCAGTTGCTTCAGCAATGCAGATTCCAGCACTAGTAGGTGCAGGAACTAATCTTGTCATTAACCTTGAAGCCGTTGAGTATGCTGGCGCTGCATGGTCGGCACTAGATGAGTCAGTTACAATTCACTTCAACATAACCATTGTTGAAGCGGGTGCAGTATCATAATATGGTATAATTTTCAAGAGGTGATCTAATGGCAACAGAGTCAATTGGTACGTTAATACCAACAGCAATTCCAGGGTATACTGATTCAGCAGATATCCAGGCAGCACTACGAGCATATCATTATGGCTCCTATGAATATAGTCCTGCCAATACATCACCAGGGGCTTTAGTAACACCATCTATCGCAAAAACTATTTATGATATTCAGACAGACATTACTGCTCTTGAAAATCGTCCATCATCTGGTGGAGAGGTAGATAATACAGAGCCAGTACCAGCAGACTTTACACCACCAGAGATTCCAGACGGATTTATCTGGGTAGATTCAAACGGTACAATAGGCGGACAACCAACATCTGCAACTTCAGTATTTACAAACTCTGCTCCAACAACATCTCTTACAACTGGTGTTATTTGGGTAGACAAAGATGCAACAGAAATTACAGCAAACCCATATATTCCAACATCTGCTATTGCAGCAAAAGGTGATTTAATTGCAGGAAGTGCAAATGATGCAGTAACTATTTTATCTGCTGCTTCTACAAATGGATTTGTTCTTAATGTTAATTCTTCAACAACTTCAGGTCTTGCTTGGGTTGATTCAGCAGCAAGCACACAAACATTAACAAACAAGTCAGTTGCACTTGGTTCAAATACTGTAACAGGAACAATTGCACAGTTTAATACCGCTGTAACAGATGCAGACTTTGCAACAGTTGCAGGTAGCGAAACACTTACAAATAAAACTTTAACATCTGCAGCATTAACGGCACCAGTCATTACTGGAACTGCTTCAATCTGGCAGATGATGGAAAACGTGACGGTATCTGCAACAGCAGCAACTGGCACAGTAAACTATGATCTTTTATCAAATGGCGCAGTTACATACTACACAGCAAATGCTACAGGAAACTGGACACTTAATTTGCGTGGAGATGGTTCTACTACTATGAACTCGGTTATGTCTACTGGAAAATCACTTACTGTAGCATTTCTTGTAACAAATGGCGGTACAGCATATTATCAGACAGCACTTCAAGTTGATGGCACAACGTCTGGAGTTACAGTAGAGTGGCAGAATGGTGCAGCACCTGCTGCTGGAAATATCAACAGTATTGATGTTTATTCAGTTACACTTATTAAAACTGGAAGCGCAACATACACAGCATTAGCATCTCAAACCAAGTTTGCATAAGGGGGATAGAGGGTGCCATTTCTAGGAACTCGTGGAGCAGGAACTAACAAGGCTTTTGGCTTTGCTGGTGCTGCAAAACCAAATCAAGTAACAGGATTAACTGCTACAGATTTTGGTACTTCAAGAGCATTTAATAATGGACGAATCGATTTGTCTTGGACAGAACCTTCAAATAATGGTGCAACAATTTCAGGGTATAAAATTGAAAGATCTACTGATGGATCTTCTTATTCTACTTTAGTTGCAAGCACAGGAACATCTGCTACAACATATTCTGATACATCACTAACAAGTTCACAAATTTATTATTATAAGGTTTCTGCTATTAATCCTGCTGGTACTGGAGATGCCTCTACTGCTGCATCTGCAACCGCTACAACGGTTCCACAAGCACCAACAATTGGAACCGCAAGCGGTACTACAGGAACTGTTTCTGTTCCGTTTACACCAGGCGGTACTGGAGGAAAGACAGTTACATATACTGCAACATCAACAAGTGGTAGAACAGCATCTGGCGCAGGTTCACCACTTTCAGTTACAGAGATATCAGATGGATCAAGAACTTATGCCGTTACAGCAGCAAATGCTAATGGAACATCAGCATCATCTGCTGCATCTAACTCAGTAACAACTGACTTACCATATACTCTTTCACAAACATTCAATTCGTCTGGAACATATACTGTACCTGCTGGTGTAACAAAACTTTCTGTATTTGTAACTGGAGGAGGAGGTAGCGGTACCGCAGGACAGTCTTGGGGAGAAGGTTCTAACGGAGGCGGTGCTGGAGGTTCTTCTGGATTTAAAGATTACGCAGTTAGTTCTGGGCAAACATTTTCAGTAACAGTTGGTAACGGAGGACCTGGTCAGTCCGCTAGAAATAATGGAGCAACTGGCGGACAGTCATCTTTTGCAGCATTAGCATATGGAAATGGAGGAAGCGGAGCATCTGCAAGTTCACAGGTTTCTGCTTCAGGAGGAAGCGGATCTTCTAATGTTGCAGGAGCAGGAACTGGCGGAGGTGGAAATTCTGGTACTTGGGGAACCAGAACAAACAATAGCGTAAGAGGAAATGTTGGAAATGCTGGTAACGCAGGTTCATCAATTAATTTAAGTGGTCCTGGACTTCCTACTTATACGTCTGGCGGTGGCGGCGGCGGTGGTGGCGGCGGTGTTTTATGGAATATTTCTCCAAATGTAAGTGGAGCCGCTCTTGCTGGAGGATCTGGTGGGTCTCCTAGTGGAGCAACTGGAGGTGCTGGAGGTAGTGTTGTATGGGGCGGAGCAGCAAATGCTGGCGGAGGCGGATCAACTGGTAGTCAACCTGGCGGAGGCGGCGGAGGCGGCGGAGGCGGTACACAAAGAGATATGGGTAGCGCTGGAGGAAACACAATAATCGGAGATCCAGGAGCAGGTGGCGCTGGAGGAGCAGGAAGGGTTACGGTATACGTAAAATAAAATTATGGAAAAAAATTATGCTTTTATAAAAAATAACAACATTGTAAACACTGCTATTTTTGATGACCCATCAGAAGAATTATTAAATTTATTTAAGGCTGAACACAATGTTGATGATATTATTTTAGGAAACAATAAAGCAGTTGTCAATGGAACATATGATGGAACTAAGTTTTGGCTACCGCAACCGTATCCATCTTGGATAAAAGATGAAGAATTAAATGAATGGGTTGCACCAGTTGCAGAACCAGAGTTTGATCCAGAAAACCCTATGCTTTATAGATGGAATGAAGAAATACTAAATTGGGAAGAGATATCAGAGTAACATCTGATATAATAAACCAGAGGAGATTTAAATGGCTACTATTAACACTACCGATCCAAAACCAGGGTTTGTCTACGACCTAGACACAGACACTTGGTTCCCATTGCAGGGTATTGCAACAACAACTCTGGATGCATTAAGTGATGTCATTATTACATCTCCAGCCACAAATCAGGCATTAGTTTATAATGGTACTAATTGGGTAAATGCTACTGAGTCTGGTGACATTACCGCCGTGAGTTCAGGAACAGGAATCACAGTAACCAACGGTACTGGTCCAATTCCTACAATTGCAATTGATACAGCAACTACAGTAGATTTAAATACTGCTCAAACACTAACAAATAAATTGTTATCAGGTAACGTTTTGTTATCTCCAGAAGAGCGTTTTAATGTAACAGCAGTTGCTGCAACAGGAACGGTAAATCTAGATGTGCTAACTGCTGGGGTATATTATTCAACAGCATCTGCTACTGGTAACTGGACACTAAATGTTCGTGGTAGTTCATCAACATCTTTAGATACAATCATGACAACTAATGATTCAATTACAGTAGTAATGTTTGCAACACAGGGTTCTCCTGCATACTATCAAACTGCTTTAACAATTGATGGAAATGCAATTACTCCAAAATGGCAAAATGGTGTTGCTCCTTCTGCTGGTAATGCAAATAGTATTGATATTTATTCATTTACAATTGTAAAGACAGGTTCGGCTACATTTACAGCCTTTGGATCACAAACAAGATTTGCATAAGGAGTTTTAAATGCCTATTATTGGTGGAAGACAAATTGGTGTAAGAGGTTTAGGTTTTCAGGGTGCTGGAAAGCCTAGCGTACCAACATCAGTTTCTGCTACCGACGTAGGAACAGGTCGTGCATTTAATAATGGTGCGGCAACCGTAACTTGGTCAGCCCCTTCTTCAAATGGTGCACCAATTACTTCGTATACTGTAACATCTTCTCCAGGATCATTTACAGCAACAACATCTTCTACTTCTGTACAAGTTACAGGATTGCAATCTTCTACACAGTATACTTTTACTGTTACTGCTACAAACGCAGTTGGAACATCTGATGCAAGTTCTGCTTCTTCACCAATGACTGCAACCACTGTTCCACAGGCTCCTACTATTGGAAGTGCTACCGAAGGTAGTTCATCTGCAACAGTTTCCTACACAGCAAATGCAACTGGAGGAAAAGCAGTAACCTATACTGCAACTTCTTCACCTGGATCATTTACTGGAACAGGCGCATCACCAATTACAGTATCAGGACTTACAAATGGAACCGCATATACATTTACAGTTACAGCAACTAACGCTAATGGAACATCAACGGCATCTGCTGCATCAAATAGCGTAACCCCAAAGCCACCTCTTGTTGTTGACTTCTTTGTTGTAGCAGGTGGCGGTAGTGGCGGCGGTGGTGGAAATACTGGTGCTGCTGGCGGTGGCGGTGCTGGTGGTTATCGCGCTTCTAGCGGGACATCTGGTGGTGGAGCCTCAGCAGAATCAAGAGTTGCTGTTAGCACAGCAACTAACTACACGGTAACAGTTGGAGCAGGCGGATCGTTTTCAAATACTACTCCATCACAAGGAAGTAGTTCTGTTTTTGCAAACATAACCTCTACAGGTGGAGGATTTGGCGGAAATGCTGCTAACCAAAGCGCCGCAGGTGCGGGTGGCTCTGGTGGTGGCGGTGCAGGAAATTATTCACCACCACGCACAGGAGGAACTGCAACTAGCGGTCAAGGAAGTAGCGGTGGCGCAGGAGCCGCCGATAATCAATCCATAGGCGGTGGTGGTGGTGGTGCGGGCGGTGCAGGAAATGCTGCTAATAATGGACCTGCTACCCCAGGCAACGGAGGAAATGGAATATTTTCTAATTTAACTGGCCTTACCCTCGCTGGTGGCGGTGGCGGTGCTCTTTCTGGCAACAACGTTCCTGTCGGTTCTGGTGGGTCAGGTGGAGGAGGAAATGGTGCTGCTGCGACCTATAATACTCCTACTCCTACTACCTCTAACGCAGGTACGGCTTCAACTGGCGGTGGTGGCGGTGGTGGAACACACTTCTTAAATACTGCTCCTGGTTCAAGTGGCGGTTCAGGAACCGTAGTTCTTGTATATCCTGATAGTTACACAATTTCAACAACAGGGTTAACTGCAACTACTAACACCTCTGGTGGAAATAAAATTACAAGATTTACTGCTGGCACAGGAAACGTGAGTTGGTCATAATGGCGCATTATGCATTTTTAGATGAAAACAACATTGTAACTGAAGTTATTGTCGGTATTGATGAAACTGAGTTAATTGAAGGACTTGATACTGAAACCTGGTATGGTAATTTTAGAGGCAAGGTTTGTAAAAGAACATCATATAATACATCAAAAAATCAACACCTATTAGGCAATACTCCATTCAGAGGTAACTATGCAGGAATAGGGTATTTTTATAATGAATCTTTAGATGTTTTTATTCCTCCTAAACCATATAACTCTTGGATATTAGATGAAACATTTAATTGGGAACCACCAGTTCCATACCCTGCAATTGAAGAGGGTAGCGATGAATCCTACGCCTGGGATGAAAATACAACATCTTGGCTCTTGCTTCCACCAGCATAATGGTGTATACTTTTAACTAAGCAAAATAAAATTCGGGGGAATTAAAAGTGGCTATTGCAAAAAATCATATGGAATGGCTAAAAGCCTTAAAAACCATGAAAGATAAAAAGTATTGGACAAAAGCAAATACTGTAGAGTTTTTTGCATTTGTTGCAAAAGGAATTATTATTATACCTGGACTCCTGTTTGATATAAGCATTTGGTGGTTTTACATATTTGCACTAATTTCAAGTCTTGGATTAATTTGGTCTTCTACCGTAAAAACAATACCAACACTTATTTGGTTTAATATTTTATGGAGTATTCTAGCAATAATATTTATTTTAAAGCATTTTGGCTTGGTTCTATGAATATAGTAATTGTTGGTGGCGGAACTGCTGGATGGCTTACTGCTCTTTATGCACAAAAAATTTTCCCTAATGAGTCCATAGTTTTAGTAGAAAGCAAAGAAATTGGAATACTTGGAGCAGGAGAGGGATCAACTCCTAATATAATTAACTTTTTAGATTACCTAAATATTCCAGTATCAGATTTAATTGAAAACACAAAAGCAACAATTAAGAACGGTATTAAATTTACAAATTGGTCAAAAACTCCAGGATATTATTTTCATCCATTTATTACTAAAAGTCCTTATATTTCTAGTCAAACCGTAGAAGACTTATGTAGTATATATGAATCACCCAATATGCCACTTGTTGACATAATGGCTGTAGTAGAAGATGGCAGTATTGAAAAAAACTCTTTTATTTCAAAACTTTCTAATAAAAATAAAGTTCCATTTTCTCTTAATTATAACGTATACGAACCAGTTAATAAGATTTTAGATTTTACTGATTACTCAAACTATTCTATTCATTTTGACGCAAGGCTTTTAGCAGATTACCTATCTACTGTTGGAATTTATAGGGGGATAAAAGTTATAGAAGGAAAGGTCTCTGATATTTCAAGCAAAACAAATGGAGATATTTCATCTTTAACTCTAGATAGTGGATTACAAGTTAAGGTAGACTTTGTTATAGATTGTACTGGGTTTTCTAGACTGATAATAGGAAAACATTTTAATTCTGAGTGGGTAAGTTTTAAGGATTCTCTTCCAATGAAAAAGGCTATGCCATTTTTTATAGATATAGATAAAAACAATATTCCACCATATACAGAATCAATTGCCATGGAATATGGATGGATGTGGAAAATTCCACTGCAACATAGATTTGGGTGTGGATATGTGTATGACTCAGACTTTATTTCTGATGAAGATGCTAGAAATGAAATAGAAAAATTCTTAGGTTTTACTCCAGAATATCCAAGAGAAAATCCTTTTGATTTTAATCCAGGATGCTATAAACAATCATGGATAAATAATTGCGTTTCTGTTGGACTTTCTTCTAGTTTTGTTGAACCTTTAGAGGCAACATCTATTATGCAGTTAATTTTAGAATTAAGAAACCTATTTTCTAATAAACATGATATTTTAAATAGAAGTCAAGACCGAATAGATAAGTTTAATCAAAAGTATTTAGATCAAACACTAGAGGTTGTTGATTTTATATATCTTCACTATGTTACTAATAAAACAAATAATGATTTTTGGGCAAACTTTACAAAAAACAATATCATGTCAAGCAGACTAAAAGAAAAAATTGTTCTAATGAATAACTCTGTTCTTAGTGATGATTTTGAAAATATTTTTCCAGGTACTAGTTACTATGCTGTTTCGGATGGACTTGGCATATTAAATAAGAAAAATATTAAAAAAATTTATAATGTTTACAACATGAATTATTTTTCTGATATACTGAATAGACAAAATTATATAAAGAATCAGGTTATTGAACATTGTGAAGATCACTCAAACTTTTTAAAATATATTGGAGGACTAAAATGACAGTTATTAAATTTACAGATACAGTGGGTGTTCCTGAAGAATACCGTCCAAAACCAGCAGATAGATTTGTGCCTGATTGGTATAAAAATTTAGAGTCTTATCTTAGCGGTGTCAAAAAACCAGACGGTAATGGCGGTACAACTGGAACAGCAAAAAGATGTATGCCAATCTTTGATGCAATTTCAGGCGGGTATATATTAACAACATATGTTGATGTATGGGTAAAACAAGTTCCTCAAATTCCAGAAGGAACCTTTTTAGATGAAAATACAGATATGTCACAATTTCCAACACAACCATTTTATGAATGGCCTTCATTTGGTCCAATTCAGTTTCACCCATTAGAGCAGGCTCCACAGCATCCTGGAAAGGGTGCTCACACAATATCATATCCAAAATGGATTAATCCTTGGGCAATTGCAACGCCACCAGGGTACTCAGTACTGTTTGTACAACCACTGCATAGAGAATCTATGTTTACTATTCTTCCTGGTGTTGTAGATACCGATCAATACAAGGCTGCTGTTAATTTCCCATTTGTATTAAATGAGGCAGATAAGTTTGAGGGTCTAATTCCTGCAGGTACCCCGATGGCTCAGGTTATTCCATTCAAGAGAGATTCTTGGCAGATGGAGTTAGGTACTATGGAGGACTTCAATGAACAGGCCAGGGTAACAAGTAAACTACGCACCAAATTCTTTGATTCCTACAAAACACAGTATAGGCAACCAAAAGAATATAAGTAGTCTTGTGGTATAATTTCTATGAGGAGATAGCAGAAATAACTGCTATAATTTAAACTATGGCAATTACCTTTGATAATAGCGGCAAACCAACTTACATGTTCCAGGCTGGAGCAACTTCTACTGATGGTGTTTGGTATGCCGTTGGTGCCAAGATTGATACCGCCGCAGGATACGAATGGGCTGGCGCACAAACATTTTTAAATACAGTAACTACTGATGCTACTGTTATTTTAAGAGATGGTTTTAATAATTTTCTAAACCCTGCTGCTAGAGATGCAGCACTAACTGCACCAGTTGCAGGTACTCTTGTTTTTGTAAGACAAGATTCTGGTGGATCACCACTTAATCAAATTCAATTTTATAATGGATCCGCTTGGGTTGCAAATGACGGAGATATTTCTGGAGTTACAGCAGGCACAGGTTTAACAGGCGGCGGTACATCAGGAACAATTACTCTAAGCGTTGATACATCTTATGTTGCTCTAAAATCAGATTTAGAAACACTAGAGATTAGTTCAATTATGGGGGTATATTAAAATGTTATATAATACTATTGGAGGTAGTAATTAATGGCTACAACAACAAAGGCACTATTTAGAGGCGCTGCTGCAACAAGCAACACCACTCTATATACAGTTCCAAATACATCTACAACAGCAGTTGTAACAAATATCCTTATTGCAAATACTGCAGGATCTGCTGGAACATTTACACTTAATATTGATGGCGTAGCCATCGCATCTGCTGCAGCAATTTCTGCAAATGGTGTTACTACTATTGATTTGAAGCAAGTAATTCCTGCAAATGCAACACCTAAGACGGTTTCTGGTAGTGCATCTGCAACAACGATTAACTTCCACATCAGTGGCGTAGAAATATCATAAGGAGAACATAAATGGCTATTGACAGAATTCCTGGAGTAGGCCCAGCAAATACAGATATTGCTACAGCAGTTGCTGCAGCAGTTCCTACTAACTCAAGCATTTCAAATGCAGTAGCAGCAGCAGTTCCTACTAATTCAAGTATTGCTAATGCTGTGGCTGCAGCAGTTCCTACAAATTCAAGTATTGCTAATGCAGTTGCAGCAGCAGTTGGTACATCATTTAACCCAACTAATATGTCAGCACAACAGACATTTAATACATCATCTAATAACGTATCAGTTGGTGGACGAACTTTTGTTTATGCTCTCGTTGTTGGTGGCGGCAGAGGTGGCGACCGAGGAAACTCAACTGGAAACAACCAACCAATTGCTGGCGCGGGCGGGGGAGGAGTTGCTTTTGGATTAACAAGACCTACTAGCACACTTGTTGTCGGCGCAGGCGGCAATGGTGGAAATGCAACAAACAATACTTCTCCAAATATTGGTGGATTTTCTACGTTTGGAAGTTTGCGAGCAAATGGTGGAACAAATGGTTGGTATGGACCCAGTGATACTACAAGTTTTTCTATAACAGCAAAACAAACTGGACAAACTGGTCTTCACGGACCTGGATGGTCTGGCGTTCCAAACGCGGGACTTTACTCAGATAGTAGTCTTGGGGCACTTATGAGCGGTTCAGGTGGTGGAGCGGGTCTGGTAATTCAACCAGCGTATTCAGCAGACTTTAGTGGCGGTTGGGGTTCAGCCGCTGCAAATACAGGAGCAAACGGTTTACCAGGTATGTCTGCTATTACTGGTGGTGGTGGTGGTGGTACTTCGCTTGCTGCTGGAAATTATACTGGTGGATCTGGTGGTAACTCTCCAATATTTGGTTTTAATGGCGGAGCAGGTGGCACAAGTTCAACTAACTCCTTTGGTGGCGGCGGTGGTGGTGGTGCTGGCATAACAGGTAATGGTGGTGCTGCAAGCGGGCGTGATGGCGGAGCAGGTGGCGCTGGCGGCGGTGGCGGCGGTGCTGGTGGACACGGTAGCGGTGGAAATAACAATATAACTGGTAACGGTGGCGTAGGTGGTGCTGGTGCAGTTATTCTTTATTATTAATATAATATAGATAGATGGTAAAAATGTACGCAGTTGTTTGTGAGTCAATAGTAATTGATTGTGTAATTGAAAAAAATAAAATTGCAGTATCACCTTTGACTAATAAGCAATACAAAAATAGTGATAATATTAAACTAATAGAAATGATAGAAGCAAATAGTCCTGCAGAAATAGGCTTTTATTATGATGAAACTAATAACAAATTTAACGAAAGGTAATAACTAATGGCTAACTTTGGAATCTTAAATCACTCAAATCAAATTGGAACAGTTATTGTTGCAGAAGATTTGGAAACAGCCAAAGAGGCTGCAATCAAAGGTGGAATTGGAATTGATGCAGTTGAATTGGTAGATGAACTAATGGTTGATGGTGAAATGCCCACATACTTTTGGGTATGGGATGGCGTAAAATTCAATAAACCAACTATTATTGAATCAGAATAATTATGGATATAAAATTTACTTATACCATAGGTTAAGGACTAAGTTTTTTGACCGTTATAAGTTAATGTTTAGACAACCAAAAGCATACAGGTAAAGGAGTAAAATATGCCTACATATAAGTATAAGTGTAATGGGTGTGGCAAAGATTATCTTGAGTATCGCCTTGTAACTGATGCACAATCTCGCACACATTGTGATGTATGTGGAACAGAATACATGCTAGTAAGTGAATAACTAATAAATTATTGCTCCTGAGCATGAGTTTAACCTGTATAAAATATACAATAAAAACCCCGCTGGTATTGGCTGGACTTGGGATTGTATTAATTTTGTTGTATCAGTAGAAGAACACTATAAAAAAAATAGAAGATACTGCTTAATAATTAAATAAAAAAATAACCCCCAAAGGATATTCTCCAATGGGGGTATTTTTTATCCCTTAAATTAAATTATTGGGAAATCTCTTTAACCATTTATAATGAGCACCCTTTTTATAGGATGACCAAGCACTCCAATTAGTACCGCCTTTTGTCATGTGTAACACGATTTGGGCATTCTTAACTGGGCTAAAGAGTTCAGCATTTAAATCAAGATTGAATTTGTCTTTACGATCTGGACCTAAATTACCTATCATGTTAATTTGGAAGATTCCATATGAAGAGTCTCCCGTATTAACGTTGCCATTGAAGGCAAAAGGGCGACCATTTGATTCCGCTTTGGCAACAGCCCAAGCAGTCTTTAGTCCTTGTCCCTTAAATCCAACGGCTTTCAGTAATTCAACCAACTGGCTGTCAGTCAAACTTGTAGCGTCCGCATACTTAGCAAGCACCACATCAGTAGTAGGCTTAGAAAGCAAAAAAGCCGCTTTGTCGGCGGCAGGTGCAATCTTAACGGTACTACTTAGTAAATTGTTCTTTGTAGCATGTGCAATACCTAGACCATTATTTAATAATGTTAAAGTAAGCAATGTTACAAGAACCCCCGATAGTATTTTGTTGTCTCTCAAGTTTTTCCTCCTAGACTACAAATGCTACTTCTCAGTAGCATAAGATAATTATAGCATCTTTTGGCCTTTTAAGTCAAATATACGTAATAATAATCAAAATTATTTTAATTGCAAGTGGTATAATAATAAGACTATGGCATCAGGCGAAACAACGGTATATGATTTACCGTATCCAGTTAACTCAGACCCTGTAAACGTAGCAGGGGATATTCAATCACTTGCTGAGCGTATTGAGGTTATTTTACCAACTCTTGGATTACCTTATCATACATTAGAAGTTGTAAATAATAGTGGTGTTTCTATTGCTAAGGGGGATCCTGTATACATATCAGGTTTTGGTACCAGCAAACCAAGAGTAGCAAAATCACAAGCATCAAGTATTGCTACATTTCCAGTAATTGGATTAGCACAATCTGCAATTGGAAATGGCAATGATGGAGTTGTTGTGATATCAGGTGTATTTACTGGAGTTAATACTTCTTCGTATGCCGCTGGAGATAGGCTATATGTTGGATCAAGCGGTGGTCTTACAGCAACTCAGCCAATTACTGCTACAACAAATTCTGGAGTAGTTGCAATTGTTGCAAAATCAAATAGCACTACTGGTATTATTCTTGTAGGATCTTTTAAAGGCAATGGTACGTGGGGATCAATGAAAGCAGGATTATCATAATGGCACAGTATAGAAGTCAAACACCTTATCAAATTGGTTCAGAGCCACCACAATCTATCTG